GGGCTGAACTATTAAAGCCTATGGAACCACAGACTATACAATTTTCTGTGGCCGTCCAACTGGTTCCGTTAGCAAATCCATCTTTGATTTTTTTGCTGGTATCTATGTATGGTAAATTGCTACTTTAAATATTTAAAACCAAGATTACTTTATTAACTGACCTTTTACAAGGTCTTATTTTTATGCATAGAAGGGAGAAAAAACACATCATGATTAACTATGCAAAGGCTAAATTAGCCAATGAAAGTATCTATGAAATTGTTCCTGGAGGTCTCAGGGAGAACGCAGACAAAAGCAAACTGACGATTATTGCTCTTCTGGGAAATAGAACATTGTCGGCGGTGGATAGTGAAACCGATGTGGCAGCAAACGTAACGACCATCACCATTCTTGATAGTGCCGGTGAAGAGACGGACATCAAGAAGGGTTACAAGTACCAGATTGGATGTAAAAAGCAGAAAGGCTATGTGGTCGGCAGGGAGTCAGTTGATACAGGGACTGTGGACGCAGACGGCAACGCTATTATCGAGTATCAGGATGTGACTGCTACGGTGGTAATTATCGAGCTGGTAACAGGTGATGTTCGGGCAGAACTGGACGAAACTAAAAAGGAAGTTTCCGAGTTGAATGCAACTGTTGATGCATTAGTAGTGGCAAGTTTGGAGGAATAGAAGATGTATGAGAGATTGAAAAGGTTATATGTTTCCGGCAAACTGACAGTGGTCGGTTTGGCTAATGCCGTAATCAAGGGATGGATTACTGAAGTGCAGAAGCAGGAAATTATGGCGGAAAAATAATATAGATTGGAGGTGCCATTATGAACGAGACGGACATTGCAGTAAAGCTGGAAAATCACGACCAGCAGATAAAATCCCTGAAACACCGCATGGAGGAACAGGAAGAGCAGAGTAAGACCATACAGGAATTGGTTTTGTCGGTTAAGGAACTGGCATTGAACATGCAGACCATGATTGAGGTACAGGGAAAGCAAGGGGACAGGCTGGCAAAATTGGAAGCGGCACCGGCAGAGCAGTGGAGCAGTATGAAACGAACAATTTTTAACACAATGGTAGGGGCAATGGCAGGGGCACTTGCTACTGGCTTGATTTATATTATGGCTCAATACATAAAGTGAGAGGTGAGACAAAATGAAGGAGAAGTTTGCGAAATTAATTGATGTAAAAAGCCTTATGACACTGGCATTGACCGGTGGCTTTATTGGGCTTACTTGTACTGGAGAGATTTCAGGCGAGCAGTTCTTGACGATTTTTACCATGATTGTTGGTTTTTATTTTGGAACTCAGTCAGAAAAAAGCAAGCTGAAGTAGAAAGGCGGTGGTCCAATATCTTCCGTCGCGGGGTTAAGCGGACGTTGCGATATCGCAACTTGTGACGTCACAACTTTTCATGGCCTGGGAATAGTCCCGGGCCTTATTTTTTTGATTGGAGGCTTTATGAAATCAATAGATAAATTACTGAATGTTGCAAAGAATGAGATTGGATATCTGGAGAAACGTAGTAACATCCAACTTGACAGCAAGACCGCGAATGCTGGCAGCAGCAATTATACAAAGTATGCCAGGGACCTGTACCCATCTCTCCAGGGGCAGCCGTGGTGTGACATGTTTGTGGACTGGTGCTTTGTGCAGGCTTTTGGCCGGGTAGCGGCGCAGCAGCTTCTGGGTGGTGGATTCTCCGCCTACACCCCTACATCGGCTCAGTATTATAAAACCAAGGGACAGTATCACAAGGACAG